CCGAACCGTCTGCTGCCACCCCCGCGAAAGGAAGTATGGTGTTTACACTAATCCCCGCACCATTATCGACTTCAATCTGGTACTCGCGGAACCCTTTACGCAGTCCTATCCCGCCATCAGACGGGACCAGATTGAAGCTGTAAACGCAGACTTCAGGTGCCCCGGCTGCGAACGGTATGCGGTCGTCAACGCCCTTGTGAGGCGCGGGCATACGCGCCACCGTGGATGACTGTCGCTTGCCGGGCGATCTGCCCTTTCTGCCAGCAATGCCGATGCTCATGCTTTACATTCCGTAGCCGGTGTCAGGGACGTTTCGGAACCCGAGGTAGGGGAAATTAGTGCGACGGCCTGCGTTAAGAACCGGTGCGCCTTTTTCGGTGCCCGTCAGAAAGGTGAAAATCTGGTTGAAGTCTTCCTGTGCCTTGGTCGCGTCAAAACCGGTCGCTTCCAGCATCTTGACCTTGAGGTATCGGCTTAGCAGGGTCCGGTGGAAAAGCGGCACCTGCTCCCCGGTGGTCACGCTGTTGGAGTAGGTGAAATCAGGATCGGTGGTCGCTGAGCGTACCCAATTGTTCGACACGTACTCGAAATTGATGTCCAGCCCGACAGAAGGGGGCGCGGGGTAGGTTTTAAACAGCCCTTCAGCGAAGCGAAAAGACACGTAAAACGTGTTTTCAGCGAAGTCCCGGCCCTTCAAATAGGCCCAATCCGCCGAGGTCATAGGCCCGCCCAACGGCACCCGTTGCGACCTCTCCCATCCGGTCTGGTTAATCATGTAGGCGAAGTCGTCAGGCAGGGGGTAGTCCCCGGTGTCGCCGTCAGCAGTGACAATCTGGTGTTCTTTGAGCAGTTGTTCCCACGGATGGGCTTCAACCAGTTCCTCTCCTGCGATATTCAAGAGGTACTGCATCTTTATGAACGTGGGGTCTTGGCTGGAGAAGGGGTCTTGAACAGGCGAAACGCCTATCTCAGCCGCCACGCGGTTCAATATGTCGTTGGCCGAGCTAAGCGCTGTAATCGCCATGGTCTATCCCTCTGCTCTGCGTCTCCGCGTTTTGCGCGGTGGTGGTGCGTCAGCTTCACCTTCGATCTCAGGCGGGGGGCTGACAGCGGGGTTTGGCCCTGCGTTTTCGGGCTGCATCTGCTCCAGCATACTCCGCATCTTGGCCATTTCTTCGTCTTGCTTGGCCAGCCTTTCTTCAAGCGCCTGCTTTTCAGAGATCAATTTGGTCTGATCGCTGTACTTCAGAAACGCCTTGGCCTTCTCCTTCAGGCCCATGCCGCCGCGAATTCTGGCGGCGTCGCCGTCCGACATATTTACAAACTGTTCGACGGTCTTTACGCGCAAAAAGGCCAGTTCTTCAGCCATGCTGCGTGAAATCTGCGGCCATTCTGCCAGTGGAGTACCGTCTTGAGGCGGCTCTACACGGTCTTTAAACATCTGGTAGTGGCGCGGAAACCGGCGCTTGTCGTCCTCGGTTGCCGGGCGACAAGCCAGTGCATCGCGCTTACCCGGAACGCGAATCTCCACGTACTCGCGTTCTTTGAAAATGGGGCGGCCCTGCTGTTGGGTCTCCAGCTTGTCTTCACGCTCTTTCATAAAGAACTTGACCAGAAGCTGCGCATCGGCTTCGGCTTCCCGGCCTTGGGTAAAGTCATTATGGTTGAAATCTGCTGATTGCATAGTGCTATCTCTGCCGTTTAGAAAGAGACAGGGCGGCTACCGCCGCCCTGTCAGGTTTACACTGCCGTCCAGCCTGCTGCAAGGCTTGCCAGTGTCGCTGAGCCCGTCGAGGTCATAGTGCCGTCACCACCGCTATCGTTCGTGCCGATGTCGATGGGGGTCGCACTCTCCCCGATGTGCTGGCTATCCTGCGGCGTCCGTGCAACCCCCGCCTGATCGAACAGCGTGAATTGCTGCGGTTCGCCTACCACTGCTCCCTCGCCTTCGTTGATTCCGATGCCCGGCGCACAAGACGCGGCTGCATTGCAGCCGTTGTCAAAGTTCGCGTTGGGCACTTCGGCTTCACGCGCCGTTACCAGCGTGCCGTCAAGGTAATAACTCGGGTCAGACATAGTTTACCCTCCTGTTACCCGTTCGTTTACACGCCGTTGGCGTCGAAGCGACCGTGGAACTGCCGACCGGAAGTGGTCAGGTTACCGGCCCACGCCATGATCTGAACCTCGGCGTCTTGGTTGGTTGCATAGCGACGGTTCGGCGACAGCGGCACCATGTTCCGATCCGCGTGGGGCCGGTAGTGGATGTACTTGCTGTTCAGGAAGTACGCTGTGCCCGCTGGAGCGCCGGAGCCGTTATTGCCGTTGTGAATACCGCCATCCAGCACCACGTCAGCATCCATGAACTTCACGGTCGCAAAGCCTGCGTCAGCAGACTGAGTGTTGGTGAAGCGTTGTTGCGACTGCATGGACGCGATATAGGCGTTCCATACGGTGGTGTCGGCCATAATCAGGTCAGGCCGGTCCATGCCGCGAACCAGAGAGGCCCACAACAGGTTCCAGTACCCTTGGATTTTGGTCGGGTCGAGGCCATCCGCTGCCGTCTGGTCGGATACTGCGTTCTGCCAGAAGGTAAACGTAGCGCCATCAATGCCGCCATACGGAGATGCGGTGGGGTCTACAGGTAGAGCGGCTGCAAGGCCGTCAATCTGCTTGCCGCCCGCTGCGGTGCCGTCTGAATACAGCCCGCCACAAATCAGGTTCGCCATAGTGGCTTCGGCCACTTCCAGCCGGGACTCCATGAGGTCGATCATACGCTCACGACCGGAGTTCTGAAGCTGCTCCAGACCGGAGATGATGACCGGCACGGCTGCTTGCTTGATGTCGTATTCAGCAGCAGACAGCACGTCAGACACCCCGACCGGCAGCAGGTCATACCCTGAATACCAGCCTGCGTTGCCGTTCTCGGCAAACGAGAGTTCCTGAAGGATTTTGGTGCCGCCGCTGAAGGTCTTGATTCGACCGTTCTTCTTCAGTCGATCCAGCAGGGCGTTATTGTTGGTTACGTTGTCAGCGATTTTCTTTGTACGAGATTCGATAGTCGTAGCAAGGATGTCGCTGATAGAGCTGTTTGCAAAAGCCATGATGGGCTCTCCAGTCAGGTCAATAAAGGATGTTTTTAAACACCTAGTCGCCGCTTTGTGTACTTGCAGAAACAGTGCGCTTTATCGACTGTTCGACACCCTTTGGCCTGCTACCGTGGCTGGGGCTTAGGATCGAAAAGTCTTTCGTACTTACATAGTAGCTTATGTTTAAATTACAGGCAAACCTCAGTCGCGCGCGTCCATGGCTTGTGAAATCTGGTCCCGCAAACTAAGGTTACCGGCGCTTGCGCCGCCCCCGCTTTGCCGTCCAGATATGCTACTAGCCGCTTTACGCTTGGCGTCCAAGGTATTTTTGCCGCCCATAAGTTGCTCATCGCGCTTGCGCTGCTCCATGACCTGCGAAATCTCAGGGTGCGCCGCACACGCCCGGTCGTAGGCTTGCTGTAAAGTCAGTTCATGCCCGCGCCGCCCGGCCATCTCCATGATGTCGGCCATGTCCTCTCGCACGTCATTAAGAAATTCAGCCTGCGCTCCGAACTGTTTAACCGCGTCGAGCGCCCGTCCGCTTTGTTGCTGGCGTTGCTGTTCTTGCAGCTTTTGCGCTTGGGTCATTAGCTGATTGACCGGCGCAAGGCGCTCGTCCAGCATTTGCTGAATACGCGCCATTTGCGGGTCTTGGCCTTGGCCTTGACCGCCGCCTTGGCCTTGACCGCCGCCAGACAGGGCGTCGTCCAGTGCTTCGATGTCCACGCCAAACTGCCCGATAATACGGGCTAGCTCGGTGGCTTTCTGCTCCTGTGAGCCTTGGGCTAGCACGTTCATGGAGTTCATGGCCGCACCGGCTGCGTCCAGCGGATGGTTAAACCCGCCTGTTTTCAGCAATTCGCCGTAGTGGTCGCCCATCTTGTTTACATAGCTTTCCAGAGCGCGGGCATTCTTGGTGTTGGACATGCCCTCGCTCATTTCTTTTTCGCGGGCTAGGATGCGCTCTTGTAGCTGCCGGGGGACTTTCGACCACTGTTCACGCTCTTTCGGTGCCCAGCCCACCGGGGCTTTCAGGCTCTGGCTGGCCTCTTTGGGGTCGGGAGAAGCCTTGGCTTTCGGTTCAGACTCGGCAGAGACAGTTTCCCCGGCTGCCT